CTTGTTCCATAATTTTTTTATTTTCCCAAATAATCGGATAATCTTTTCATTAAGTCAAGAGATTTGTTGCCGGCTTCACCAATATTTCTTTCAATAGCCATTCTTTTGTCTTCTTCTAAATTTTCATCAAATTTATGTCTGTCATTTTTATCTAAAAATAAGTAAGCCCCAGGTGTTGATGGAGAAGACACAAGGTCAAAACAGATTAATTCAAAATCATCTTGTACTTCATTTTGTTCACCAACTTTTTTTAACGACCCAACGCCACGAGAAGAAATACCAAGTGTAACACCTTGTCTAAGGTAATTTGCGGCCATATCACCTTTTGTTGATACAATACCTCTTTCGTGAAAACCAGGACTTGTTAAAAGTTTTAATTTACCAAGTAATACCGGTCCGTCCCACCAAACTTCTGTTATAATATGGGATACACGGTCAAGATCAATAAGTGAAGATTCAGGGTGATTTAATTCAGAAAGGGATGTACCCTTTTCAATCATTGTTTTATAATTTTCAGCTTCTCTTTTTAATATCTTCTCTGGATATACTCTACCATTTCTATTTGGTGTGTCATACTTTTGTAACACAGCATAAAATTCAAATGGTTTAGAGTGGTCTAAAAAGTTTTGAGATTCCATTATATAATGGTTGTTCGTACTCTTTGGGTTAATATATCCAGCATCATATTCAATAAGAATTCCTTTACCGATTTCGTTTGGTCCTAATATTTTCATTTTAAAAGTTTTATAATAAATATTAAACTTTTTCGGTTTTTACTTTAATTGTTTTTGAATTGCCGTTTTTAGTTAAATAAAATTTAAAAGTCTCATTCCCAATGAAAACATCATTATATATTTCTTTTACTAAATTTTTTAATGATTTTTTTAATTTTGTTGATTTAAAATCTATTTCTTGATTTAAAAATAAATTTATTTCTAAATTCATAAATGATTTCTTTTTTAATTGTAGACCGCTTGTTCTTAAGTCTAAATCCACAATAAATTTATTATCAAATAAATTTTTATCTAAATTATCATAAACCGAATGTTTTATAAATCTACTTGTATTTAATACAATTCTGTTCCAGTTTTCACTATCAATTTTTGGTTCTACCCAGGTTTGTATGTTTAAGTAAAGTGATTTAAATTCTTTAGAATCTACTGTCCCATAAGAAATTTTTGACGTTCTGAATCCTGTGATTTTTGCGGTTTTCCCTTTTTTCATAATTTTTTTTCATATCAATATTGTTTATTTTTTAAAAGTTTATGTAATTTTGAAGTATATATCAATATAATAAAATTATTTAAAAAATATGTTAATAGTAAAAGTTAAAAAAAACGACATCGAAAGAGCTTTAAAAGAATTAAAGAGTAAGGTAATTAGGACTAGACAAAATTCTCATTTAAATTATCGAAAAGAATTTACAAAAAAGTCTGTTGAACGTAGACAAGAAAAACAAAAAGCAATTTTTAAACAAAAATTTGTTTCAAACAATTAAATATTTTTGTGTAATTCTTGTAATTTAAAGTAATTAATTCTATCGAATTTTTCTTTCTGGATTTTATCCATTGTTTCATTTATTTTAGAAATAACTTCAGTTTCAGTTTCAGATTCTTTTAGTACTTCTAGTTTATCAACGATAGCTTCTTTTAAAATTTCATATTTTAATTTTAATTTATCTTCATTTTCAGATAAAATCTTGATTAAAGTTTTTTTACTATTTTCGTCTAAACTTTCTAAAAATTTATTAACTGTTTTATTTGCAACGTCAACTAATTTTTTTACCGGTAAATTTAAAGCACCTTCCATTTTTACTGGAGAACTTTTTAAATTTTCAGTAATAATATTTTTACTTTTAATTTTATTTTCTAAAGTTAAAACATTATTTGAAAATAAATTATCTATATTTTCATAGTTATTTTTTGTTTTAACAGTAGATAACCATAAATTTAAATCATTTATATCATTTTTTGATATTTTATTTATTGTGTTTTCATAAATAATGACTGACTGATTAATCAATTCATTTGCCAAAGATTCGTTTAAACCTTTGTTTGTTGAAAGTTCGTCGTATAAAAAATAAAGTTTACTCAAATTTTTATTTTCAAGTACAAGTTCATTAAACACAAACATATTACTTTTAAATGAATCTTTTTTATAAGACTCAATTAAACATTTTTCAATTTTACTTTTTATTAAACCAAATTTCATATCTTATTTTAAATATAAATATATCAATCTTTTAATATTTTTAATAGTTCATCCTCCATTTCACCTAAATAGGTGTTTTTTATATAGGATTCGATGTCATTATTCTCTAATAATAAATTTTCTAATTTTTCCCTACTTTCTGGTAATCCCCCACCTGGTTCTGGTCCTGGCGGTGGTGATGGTGCGCCCCCTCCTCCCGGTGGTGGTGGTGCTCCACCTCCTGCGACATCTTCTGTTGTACCACTAACTGTTTTGTATAATCTATCAATAGTATCAAACATACCAGTATGTGTTATAATTGTTGGTGTGTTTGTTAATTCACCAGCAATTGCTCTTTCCATTCTAATTCTTTGTGTATCTAATTTAATATCTTCATCAGACCAACCAAAAATATGTTTTTTAGCCCAAGTAGCTGATGTTGGTTGTATTGTATTTGGTATTTCTGAAACCATATCTTTATATAGGGTTATTTTTTCTTTCCAAACATCAACCATTAAAAGATCAGCTTGTTTTGACGGGTTATTTAATCCTAATGTAAAATTATTTAATTCATCTTCAAAACCTAAAAGAAATAAATGTACAATCGCAACTTTGTTTAATTCTGATAATATATTTTTTTGTATTCTGTTAATTGTTCTAGCAAAACGAATATCAAGTAATGACAGGTTTTTTCCATCACCAACCGGTTCCTCAAAACCAAGATAAGCTTTTGGTATTCTTAAAGCAGTTACAAGTTTCTTTTGTATATATTCGATATCAGCAATTTCAGATAAATTTGTTCCACCTGGTAGAGTTTCAATTGGCATTGTCTGTGTCGCATCTCTAACCGGAATAAAATAATCTTGATCAACCGCCATTTGATTAAATCTTAAATCAACATTTCCAGTTTTATTATCAACAATTTGATCTCTTTTAAATTTATTTGCAACACGTTGTACGTATGGTTCAACATCCTTATCGTCCATATTACCAACAAATACCTTAAATACCCTTCTTTCTGGAGCTCTTGATGTACGGTATATTAACATTGCATCTTCGGCTAGAACTAATTGTTTCCAAATACGCCTAGCCTTTTCTAACATAGATGTTCCGTATGGAAGTTTTCTATCATCACCTAAAAGTCTAAAATGTGCGACTTCAAATGTGTTAAATTCCATATTTTTTTCTTTCCATTTAAACCTTAAACCTTTCTCGTCTGGTTTTACTTCTGTGTTAGGAGTTTTTGGTGTCATACCACGTTCCAACCTTTCAATCTCAATGTTAGGTAATTGTACAGCACCAATGATACCTTTTTCAGTATCAAGTTTTAAATAAACAAAGTTGTCACCATACTTACAAGTATTTCTAATCCACATTTGTAAATTGGTGTTAATATCAAGAGTATTGTTAAATAAATCAGCTAAAATACTTTTAATTCTTTTTGATTCAGAATAAATCTGTAAGATGTGACCATCTTCATTTGGTGTCGTCGATTCTTCAGCATAAATGTCAAGTGCTGTAGATATTTCTGGAGTAAACTCCATAGATTCGTAATCATAAAAAGCAGCTAACCTAGTTGGTTCATAATAAATTGCTTGAGTATATAAGTTACTTTCAATTTTTGTCCATTGATTAGCCAGATATAAAGATTGTTGTGCTTGTAACTTTTCCTTTTCAAACTCATTTCTATCTCTAGTTTTGAGTAATTCTTGTTTGTCAAACCGATACGTTGGTACATCTTGTCCTAATAGTGAGTTTGGTCCAAATGCTTTATTTAATCTTTGCCAAACAGTTAGTTGATTTGTATTTTGTTCCATAATAATAATTTAATCTATAATTGTCAAATATAAATATTCATAAAATTTTTAATTTATTATTCCTCATATCTTAAATACAAATCTTGACCAACTTCAATATATGTATAGTAATTCACAATTACAGCATCAATAATATTTTGGGTAGGAGTTGGTGTTGGTGTTGGTGTAGGAGTTAACGTAGGTATTGGTGTTGCTGTAGGTGTTGGCGTTTTTACTGGTTTATCTGTTGGTACTGGTAATGAACCTCTTTTATTTTGAAATGTTATTTGAAATACTTTTGATGACAGTACAGGTTCTCCAGGGACAATTAATCTTGACCCACTAAAAATTCTACCAGAAACTCTTCTTTTACCTAAACCCATATTTAATATTATTTATCTTTTACCTCCAAATAACCAACCGTATTTGATATAATCATCTTTTGATGGTCCGGAGTTCATTTTATTTCTTTCTGACATCATATGTGTATTTGGCAATACCGGATCAAAATGAAGTTGTTTACCAACCGAATCATTATTTGATACTGTCCAAGACTCAATCATCATTTTTGTTTTCTCAACAACTTTTTCTAGTTTTTGGAATGAAGATTCGCCCACATAAATAGCCATTGATATTCCCATTATAAGGTCATCGTGTTGACCTTTTTGGTGATCTGGTCTTCCATTAACATAAATAAAAGTGTTCATTTCATTATACAACCTAGAACTCCTAATTTTAAACTTATGTCTTACATATTCTTCAAAAGCAGCAATAATTTGTACCCTTTTGTTATTAAAATTTATGCCAGGAATTTTGTCTTGAGCTTTAGCGTTATATGACCAAATATTTGTTGTGTCAACACCATCAATATATAAATTCTTATAACCTAATTCTTGCATTTTTCTGACTGTTGTAATTCCCATACCACCAGTGATATCGACAACACAAAATGCGTTATACATTAATCCCCATTTATATGCAATTTCAGCTAAAGAATCTGGCGGGATTTTTCCAACATATTCTAAAACTTGTTCTCTATCATCAAAATCAATTATTTGAATAGATGAAAAATCTTCACTATCACCACGAGAAACGTCAACACCCATAATATATTTGTGACCTTCAATCGGTTCTTTCCACATCCATAGTGAATTTCCCATCATTTTATTTGGTGCATCCTGTATTGTGTTTTCTTTTATGTATTCGAGTTGTTTTGAATCAAACACATTATCACCGGATCCAAGAAATTCACAGTTAAGCTCTTGATTAATCTTTCTTTTATCGTATTTAAGTTTTTTAACCATTTTCTCATACCAAGTAGAACATGGTTTATATCCTTGTAAAAAATATTCTTTTATTTTGTCATAATCTCGTTCATACGGGTCAGTGTCGGCAAACGAAACATTCCCAGAATGGTCCTTTTCATCTTTATTTAACAAATAATCAACCATATCATCAGTTGGGACCAAGAACAAATCTTTTGAGTATCTTGGGTCTTTCCACCAAAACATTTCAGATATTTTAAAATTATTAACACCTCTTACAGCTTGGTCATAAATCTCATAATAAATTGGGTCATAACCATTTGGTGTTGATACAACAATTACTTTACCACCAGTAGATAGTGATGCCATACAAGCAGCCCAGAAATCACCATCAGCTTCGATAAACGCAGCCTCATCAAAAACAAGAATTGTTGGTGTATAACCCCTCAAGGCATCTCGTGATGTTGCTACTGCTTTTACCTCACAACCATTTGTTAATTTATAGTGTCTTTGTGAATTTTTATCAACAGAAAATCCAGCACCAACCCATTTTGGCCATTGATCGACAAAAGCTCTAATTTTATTTGCCATCTCCATTGATGTGTCAAGTTTGTTGGCAATAATTAGAATTTTTTCCGGTTGTTCCTTTTTTGCAAATACAAGTCTTTTTGATATCCAAGCAGCAGTTACTGTTGATACACCGGCTTGACGATATTTTAGTGCAATATTTTCTTCATATTCTTCATAATCTTTTAATAATGAAGCCTGATCTGGGAATAATTCCAATGGTACATATCTTGATACTGTATTATCATATGTTTGTAAATATGTTCTTAGTGCATATGGGGTGTCTCTCATACACTTTACATATTCCAACATTACTTGTTCTTTAGTTAAACCCATAAAGATATTTTTATATAAATATCAAACCCCCAGTTATTTTCATAAAAGGGGGTTTAAATTAATTATATATATATTTTATAATCCTAATTGTGATAATAAGTCATCTTCGTCTTCATCCTCATCAAAATCTTCATCAGAAGTTTCTTTATACTTTTTGTATTCAGATTTTGCTTTTGATAATAATTCCTCAAATCTTTTTTGCGCTTTTTGATTATCGGACTTATCGTTAGAAATAACATTAGCAATTATATTTTTTAAGAAATCTTCAGCCGGTACACTATAAAGAGCCTGTTCAAAAAATGGAATATATTTTTTACTATCCGGTACTAAAATTAATTCTTCCGGAAGTAATGTTCTAATTTTTCTTACAAGTTCGGCACCAACTCTAAAATTCATTGGTTCATTCTGCATTGTATCTGTTTGACCAATTACAGCACCAGCCATTTCTGGGTCCATATCTTTCCATTGAGCTCTTGATTGAACCATAGAAAATGATTTAAATAACTCGTGAAGTAAAATTGGAAAAATAACACCATTTGCATAATACGTATCATTTTCCTCTTCTTCACCACCTTGTTCGTCATCTTCTTCTTCATCGTCGTCATTTGGTTCCATTTTACCAGCAGCACCAGCGGCATTTCCACCAAGAGCTTCAATTAAATCTTCATCTGTAAAATACATTAAATCATTTGCACCCATAATTTTGTTGTACAAAGGATATAATCTAGGATCAATAGCGTCTAATCTGTCTTTATACATTTGATA